TCGAAACATCGGTCATGAATATAATAAGGATATTGAAACGCGTTATAGGGAAGATTACCGGCCGACCATCCCCACTCCTTGGGAGCCTGTAAATCAGCTCACCCAGGGAGGCTTCGGTCCCGGTGATTTAGGTATTGTATTCGGTAATCCGGGCGGGGGTAAGTCCTGGTTAATGGTTGCAATGGCAGCCCATGCCGTTAAGTTAGGTTATAACGTAGTTTATTATACCTTGGAGTTAGGTCAAGACTATGTTGGTAAAAGATTTGACTGTTACTTTACCGGTAAGTCAATTGAGGATGTGCAGCATCACAGAGACGAGGTAGAGAAAGTAGTTGAGAATCTAGCCGGTAAACTAATCATTAAAGAATACCCTCCTAAGGCAGCAACTGTGGCAACAGTGAAGTCTCATCTACAAAAATGCATTGATTCAGAAATCAAGCCTGACTTTGTTATTATAGATTATATTGATTATCTAAGAGCCCCGGCTAAGAAGTTTGCCGAAAGAAAGGATGAGATTGATGATCTATATGTTGCATGTAAGGGAATGGCTAAAGAATTTAAGATTCCAATCTTCTCTCCTTCTCAGGTAAACCGAATGGGTGCTAAAGATGATGTGATTGAAGGTGATAAAGCAGCCGGGTCTTATGATAAAATTATGGTATCAGACTTCTGTTTATCTCTATCTAGAAAGAAAGAAGATAAGGTTAATGGAACCGGTAGGGTGCACGTTATGAAGAACAGATACGGTATGGATGGTATGACTTTCGGTGCTAAAATGGATACTAACAACGGTCATATTGAACTTACGGAAGATATACCTACATACGAATCCGAAGGCACTTCTAACACGCAAGGATCATTCTCACTAGTTGACTCTTTCGATAAGAAGGAGCTGGCTAAGAAATTTACCCAACTTTCTAATTTTTCTTAAAAATTCCCGGAATTTCTTGTTCAAACTAAAGTTCTAGGGTATACTTATAAAATACAAAATCAAATTAAAGCAATGGATATTAGTCAAAAAATTTTATCAGACGTGACGGTTTTTATGAAGTACGCCAAGTACCGTCCCGATCTCAACCGAAGAGAAACTTGGCATGAGTTAGTCGACAGAAACAAAGAAATGCATCAAAAGAAATATCCTGCTTTAAAAGAGGAAATTGAGGATGCCTACAAGTACGTTTATGACAAAAAGGTTTTACCTTCAATGAGGTCAATGCAGTTTGCCGGAAAGCCGATTGAGGTCAATCCTGCCCGTATCTACAACTGTGCTTATTTACCTATTGACGATGTCCGTGCTTTTGGAGAGGTGATGTTCTTACTTTTAGGTGGAACTGGTGTAGGCTACTCAGTACAATTTGATCATGTAGAAAAACTTCCTGAAATTAGAAAACCTAACCCAAAGAGAAAGAAAAGATTCTTGATCGGTGATTCTATCGAAGGATGGGCTGATGCAGTTAAGGTACTAATGAAATCTTACTTCTCAGGAACTTCTACAATCGACTTTGATTATTCAGATATTAGACCTAAAGGTGCTACCTTGGTAACTGCCGGAGGTAAGGCTCCCGGTCCAGCTCCTTTAAAAGAGTGTTTAACCAAACTTGAAGGTATGCTTTCGGCAAAAGAAGACGGAGATAAGCTTTCTACTATCGAAGTTCATGATATGGTTTGTCATATTGCTGATGCTGTCCTAGCAGGTGGTATTAGAAGGGCTGCATTAATTTCCTTGTTTTCATCAGATGACGATGAAATGATCTCTTGTAAGTCAGGAGCATGGTGGGAGAAGAATCCTCAAAGAGGTAGAGCAAATAACTCTGCTGTAATGTTAAGATCAACTACAGAAGAAGAGGAATTCTTAGATCTTTGGAAAAGAATACAGGCTTCAGGAGCAGGAGAACCAGGAATCTACTTTACTAATAATTTAGAGTGGGGAACTAATCCATGCTGTGAGATTGCTTTACGTCCTTTCCAATTCTGTAACTTATGTGAGGTAAATGTTTCCGATATTGAATCTCAGGAAGATTATAATGCCAGAGTTAAGGCAGCTGCATTCATAGGAACACTTCAGGCTTCTTATAGTGACTTCCATTATTTAAGAGCAATCTGGCAGCGTACTACTGAAAAGGATGCACTTATCGGAGTATCAATGACCGGTATTGGATCTGGTAAGGTTCTAAACTATGATATGTCTGAAGCAGCCGGAATCGTTAAAGAAGAAAATGCAAGGGTTGCCGGGCTGTTAGAAATCAACAGTAGTGCAAGATGCACAACAGTAAAACCTGCAGGGACAACCTCTCTAACACTTGGTACCTCATCAGGAATCCATGCATGGCATAGTAATTACTACCTAAGAAGAGTGAGAGTAGGTAAGAATGAAGCAATTTACACCTACCTTAAGATCTACCATCCAGAATTAATCGAAGACGAATACTTCCGTCCTCATGATACTGCCGTGATTACCTTACCTCAAAAAGCTCCCGAAGGTGCAATTCTAAGAACGGAATCTCCTATGGAACTTTTAGAAAGAGTAAAAACAGTAACTAAGGAATGGATCAAGCCCGGTCATAGAAAAGGAAATAATTCTCATAACGTTTCTGCTACTATCTCAATCAAAGAAGATGAATGGGAAGAAGTAGGAGCATGGATGTGGAAGAATAAAAAATTCTATAACGGACTTTCAGTACTTCCTTACGACGGTCATACTTACAAGCAGGCTCCTTTTGAAGACTGTGATGAAGAGACCTATAATAAGTTGATGAGTACGCTAACTGAGATTGATCTAGAAAAAGTTGTTGAGACTGAAGATCTAACTGATTTAGCAGGAGAGGTTGCTTGTGCCGGCGGTGCTTGCGAGGTACAATAGCCAATTCTTAATACTTTAGTAATACGGGAGCCTGGATTTTTATCCGGGCTTTCTTAATTTATAAGTAATTACTATAAATGAAAAAGCTATTACTGCTTCTGTTTTTGATTTCAAAGTCTCTATTCTCACAGAATCTAGGTTACGAAATGAGAACAAATGGCAAATCCTACCTAACAACAAGCTACCAAGGGTTTGAATTAAGACATCGAACCAATCTTCAAGAAAATCGATTTACCTACAGGTATAACATTCACAAAGAAAACAAATTATACCTCAGTATTCCTTTACACTATAAGATTGAAAAAAATGCTCCAACTTTTGAACCAAGATTAATTTATAAGTTCAATAAATTTAATTTATGGGTGCAGCAGGAGTTCTGGTATAAAGAGTGGTATAATATGGCAATTGCTGTAGATATAACTAAAGAAAAAATAAAGTATAGAGTAGGATGGGATAATTCAAATACAGTTAGATTTAGAATAACATTACTGATTAAGTGAGTAAATTAGAACCTAAAGAATATTATATTGAAGACGGGCGGTATGTATTTACCGCCTACTTTCATTTAAAGAGAGGTAAGTGCTGTGGAAATAAATGCCGGCACTGTCCTTATGAACCTAAACATCTTAAAGGAAATACATCAATATCAAGCTCTTCAGACTATTTATTATCAAACCAGTCATAGAATAAAAGTATGAAAAAATTAATTAATTGGATTAGCGGGTTGCTTAAAGATGAAAAAGGAACTCCATCTTCAAAAAGATTTGTTGGCATTATTGCCGGACTTAGCTTGTGTATCACTTTGTATGCAAACCAATTCACTGATGAGCATATCGCTCCTGCACCTAGTTTAGTTAATGCAGTAGCTGCTTTAGCCTTCGGTGCTTTAGGTTTAGCATCAATTGATAAGATTTGGGGTAAAAAAGAGGAAAAGTAATGGCTTATCCTTTACCTCCTATTACGATGGTAGACTTTCCGGCCAAGGAATACTACCAATCAACTTTCAAGAAAAGACAAATCTTTCTTCACCACACCGCCGGTGGACCTAAAGCGTCTTCGGTTTGGAACTGGTGGCAGAACGATAAAGGCAGAATTGCCACTTGCATCGTTATTGACCATTCAGGAGAGATTACCCAAGGATTCTCTTCCAGATTCTGGGCCTACCATTTAGGATTAGGCAACAGGCACTTTGGTGTTCACGGACTTCCTTATAAGAACCTAGATAAGACTTCAATCGGGATTGAGATTTGTAACTGGGGACAGTTAACAGAAAAGAATGGTAAGTTCTACTCTTATGTTAATTCAGAGATTCCAGCCGATCAGGTTATAGAATTAGATACTCCTTATAAAGGCTTCAAATTCTGGCACAACTACACAGATGCCCAGATTGCTTCCGTGAAAGAATTATTATTATTCTGGAACGATGCCTATGGTATTCCTTTAGATTATAACGAGGATATCTGGGAAGTAAGTACAAGAGCACTTAAAGGAAGCAAGGGAGTATTTACTCATAACTCAGTAAGAAGAGACAAAGTGGATGTCTACCCTCATCCAAAATTAATAGAAATGTTAAAAGAAATTTCCAACTAAAATGAAATCAACCTTAGCTATAATCTTATCAGTATCAACAGTTGCGGCTTTTTTATGCAGTTACTTCCTACAACTAACTATGGACAATGCCGAGCAGTATCTGGCGATTATAGCTTTGGTTTTTGTTGACGGATTTTTTGGCATTATCGCCGGAATTAAAAGAGAGGGATTTAGGACTTATAAAGCAATCAAAGTACTAAAAACAACCGTTTACTGGACTATACTTCTCACAGTTATTCTGATGATAGAAAAAGGCTTCCCAGGTACTGGATGGCTTTCAGAAACAATAACGATTCCTTTTATGATCTTTCAACTGATTTCAGCTCTTAAAAATGCTTCAATGGCAGGGTTTTTAAATAAAAAAGAAGTTAATTATATTTTAGATAAGATTGACAAACATAAAGGATTTAGATCATGAAAAATTTATTAAAAACTATCACAGATACAAGAATGGTATACTTACTAATGTCTTTAGTACTCTTAACTGGGTATTTGTTAGGATCTTGGGAAGTAGTAGTATTTGTAACATTTATGTTAAATGTAGGAGTATGGACAGGCTTTTGTCCTAGCAAATGGTTTTTTGCTAAATGCGGATTTAAAAAATCAGAACTTTAAAACATGAGTGCGTTTAATGGGATATCATTAAATGCTAAAATATCCCTAGGGGTAGCTGGGTTTATTATGATGACATTCTTTACAGTACAAACTTGTATTGTATTTGGGTTATGTGAACCCTCTTTAGAATTAGCTAAATTTGGTTGGGGGTGTGTTGTATTCTTTATGCCTCCTTTTGGTAAAGTTGTAGTAGAATTTTTACAAAATAAGAAAAAAGTTACTGATGATTTATCTAAAAAGAATGTATATCTAGAACATGCTGCTAAAATTATTAGACACGACATGCATTCAGGAATTAACACTTATATTCCTAGAGGTATTAAATCATTAAAAAGAAGATTAACAGAGGAGCAAATTAAAGAGCTTAAAATAACTTCTCCATTAAAACTAATAGAAGACGGGTTACATCATGCCAGAAAGGTATACTCAGGAGTATATGAGTTTACTAACTTATTTAAGACAAATGCTCAAATGTCTAAGACTAAATGTAATGTAAAAGAAGTATTAGAAGATTATTTGAAATTAACAGCTTACAATCATCAAGTACTATTAGATGATAATTTACCTAAAGATGTAAAAATAAATGAACCTTTATTTTGTACAGCAATAGATAATTTTATTAGAAATGGATTAAAATATAATGATTCTAAAACTAAATGGGTAAAAATTTATTTAGAAAATATAACACCCATTGGAAAGGTTATATGTATAGAAGATAACGGTAGAGGTTTAACAGGAGAAGAATTTAGAGAACTTAGTAAACCTTATGTTAGAAAAGAGGGACAGAAAGAACAAGGTACTGGTTTAGGATTAAATATTAGTATCTCAATCTTAAAAGAACATGGTTACGGGATTTGGGCTGAAAAACAAAAACAAGGAACAAAAATTATAATAAACACAGACCTGTAATGATTAGTACATTAATGTTGATAGATGATGAAAACCTATTTCATCTAGTATTTGAAGATGCATGTTCAATTTTGGATATGGCTTTATCATTTGAAGCTTTAGATAGTTCTGATGAAGCTAATAAGATGTTCAAAAAATGGTTCCCAGATGACCCAGACCACGAAAGACCTGAATGTGTATTTGTAGATTTAAATATAATTGGTTCTTCTTTTGATGGAATTGAAATGATCAGAAAAATTAACTACGAATACGGAGATGGAGTAGTTATTGGTATCATTTCCTCTTCAGAAGATGATGAAGAAATAGAAAGAGCTAAAAAAGTAGGAGCCCAATTTTGGATTATAAAGTCTGATGATATTGAACCTCGCTTAGAGGAATTTATGGAAGACTATGATGCTTATAAATCAAAAACAGCTCCATTTAAAATTTATAGATAATTTAAAACCTAAGATCTAATGAGTGACATTCCAGAAGTAATTATTAATAACGATGGGTATATGCCTAGCGATGTCCCAGAATTAAAAGAACTCCATTCTAAGGTTAAAGAATGGCAGCCTCAAGCTCACCAACCTTCAATCTTAAAAGAAGTAAAAGAAGCTAAAAATATATATGGTGTTATTAGTAGAGGAAAAAAGATAAAAAGTTATTTTGATAAAATGCAAAATAATATAGGTGACGACGAAGTTGCAGCATCAGAAGACACAGACACAGTTGTAGAGGTAACTAGTGATTTAGCTGAAACTGGAGAAGTTTTAGAAGATTTAATACCTCTTTTATTATTATAAATGGTTGAAATAACAGAACATACTAGAAATGTTCTACTAGAAGTTGCTAAAAGTAAAAAAATCTACGTAGAAGGTAATTTTCTTAAAATTCTTAAAGCCCCAAAAGGTGATAAGGAATTTGAGGAATACCTTAAGTTATGTAAACAAAAAGATATTGAAACTCGTAGAAAACGTTTAGAAGTTACTAAACAGGTTCAGCAGCAAAACAAACAATTGGAAACAGCAGCTGCTAAAAATAATAAGTTAATGTTTGATCTTAAAGTTGCTTTAGAAGAAACTGAGAGAAGAAAAGAAGAAGCAGAACAAGCTAAAGCGGAAGCAGAAAAACTTAGAGATAATGCAATAAGTGATTTAGAAACTCTCCAGAAAAAAACACAGTTTGAACTTGTAGGAAGGATAGTTAAAATAGCATTAATAGTTATAATGGGAGTAGGAGTAATAACTACAGCTTTATTTGCTTATACATTAATAACAGGTCAAGAGAATCCTATATTAGAATCAACTTGGTCTAATTTATTTGGTATACTACTAACCAATTCATTTTCAATAGTAGGAACAATAATGGGAGTTAAATATGCGACTGAAAAAGATTAAAAAGTACATCGAATGGTTCTTAGCACTCATGGTAGAAACTATGAAATTTTAAAGAAAGAAGTTGCTTTCAACTATTTATTATCATACATTTAGTGTATGTTGAGAAAACTATCTAAAGGACTCTTTCCGTTCTTAATAGCAGTAACCGCATTATCCGTTTCAGGATCAGCTGCTTATTATTCAGTAACAGGATTATCAAAATTGTTTGCCGGTGCAGCATTTGCTGTCATTATTATGGCCGGATCTTTAGAAGTAGCTAAGCTGGTAATCGCTTCCTTGCTACATCAATACTGGAAGACAATGAATAAATTGCTGAGAGCCTATCTAACACTTGCTACCATTATATTAATAGGTATAACTTCGGCAGGTATCTACGGATTCTTATCCTCAGCATATCAGGAAACGGCAACTAAAGCCGGGGTAGTAGATAAACAGGTAGAA